GTTGGAACAATTACTACAGGAGTTTCAGGTAATAATACTCTTACTGGTGATACAGGTACTAATACAACAGAAATTAGTTCAAATACAGGTGGCGTTGATAATACAATAGGTACAATTACAGGAGTAGGAAGTGATGATACTGTTGATGATGGCACAGGTACTGAAACAACAGAAATTTCAACAACAGGAAATAATAATTTAACAAATACAATAATTGGTAGAACTGGTAACGATACTGTTGATAGTGGTACTAGCACTGAAACAATAGAAACAGGCACAGGTTATATTACAAAAAATGATGCTTTAAGCATTATAGAAACATTAACAAACAATAACACCATTACATCAGATGAAGCTACTGATTTAACAAATACAATAGAAAAAACAAACGCAAATTTTGGCACAGCACTTAAAAGTGGTTTAGGTTCTATTGTAGGTAGTTCTGCTCAAGCAACTAATTTAATAAATAGTGCAGAAACAATTTTAAAAGGTACTGGAACGACAACATTAGGAAATACAAGTATACCAACAGGAGTAGCTGGTTCTACTTTTAAACAAGTTGGAACAGATGGAGCATTAAGTCTTGATGGCTCTATTGATGCTTCAATTAATTTAGGTGACACAGGAATACCAAATTCTGCTATGGGTGTTGACCCTTTTGGTAATATAACATTTAATAATGATAAAGGAATTTTTATACAAAATGCTGATGGTAGTTTTGCTCAACAAACTACAGATAAATTTGGTAATATAACTTATATAGATATTGATGGTGACCCAAGAGGATTATTTGATAGAATTGAAACTGGTATTAGTGATTTTTTAACTAACCCAATTAATGAGGGTTTTGGAGCTGCTGGTTCAGCATTAAATGATGCTACAAGTTTTACAGGTGCAGAAGCATTATCTTTAGGTGGTGGTATTTTATCAGGTTTAGATGCAATAGAAGAAGGCAATATTTCTAATGTTTATAATACAGGTGCAGGATTAGGTGCATCAGGTTTATTAGGAGGAACAGCACAAGGTCTTGCAACTAGTCCTGCTGCAATAGCACTTGGAACAATTTTAGCTATAGCTCAAGGTTTAGCACCACCCTCAAGTGGTAAAACTGGTTCAGGTGCTTATGATTACAATACATCAACTAACACTGAGTTTGGCATGGCAGGTGATAAATTTAAACAAGGTCATGTTGATACAGCATCAGCAATTTCACAAGGAATTGGTCAAGCAGTTAATACTATTGCAGAAGGATATGGATTAAATGTTGAAGGTGACCATTTAGTAGAGTTTGGCAGAGAAAGACCATTAAATGTTACTTTTGGAGATACTGATGAAGAACAAACAAATACAAATAGATTAAATTATAGTCCTGAAACTGGCGATATATTAAATACCAATGAGGACATTACTAGATTATATTACACAGGTGCAGAAGGTAATGATGGTTCTGCTCTTGCTAGTAATGTTATTAGAGGTACAAATTTATTATCATTAAAAGCAATAGCAAATGATGAAGATACTATTAATATGAAAGATTTTAAAGTACCTGCACTTTCTGAAAATGATGCAAAAAATAGATATTTATCAATGGGTTTAGATGAAAATGCAGCAAATATGCTTACATCTACATCACAACAAGCAAATACTGAAACAATTAGTTTATTAGGTAGTTTAATAATACCTAACACAACTAATGAAGATTTATTTTTAACAGATGCAGAAAAAACAAGTTTATTAGACAAAGGTTATACAGAAGAACAGCTTAATCAAATACTGTATGGATAATTAAAAAGGGGAAAAAATGGAAAACGAAGGTAAATTAAGACAAAACTTAGATAGAGGTGAAAAAGCACAAGCTCTATTACGAAACGAAATTCTTATCGAGACTTTTGATTTTCTTGAGAAACAATACCATGACGCATGGGCAAATTCTTCTGTAGATCAAAACGAAGCTCGAGAAAAAATTTTTATGATGTTGCAAAACTTACAAACTGTTAAGCAACACATAGAAAGTGTGGTCATGACTGGCAAATTAGCCAATGACCAATTAACCAAATAAGACCAAGCGTTAGCAGTCAAACAGGAGAAAAACATGACAGACGACAACCCTACAGGGAACGAACCTATCAACATGGCGGAAGCCACAAGCCTACTTCTTGACAGGCAGGAATCAGAAGATAATCCACAACCGAATCAAGAGGCACAACCAGAGTCAGAGGTTGAAGAAACCCCTGATGTTACAGATACAGAAGAATCAACAAGTGAAGAACCTGATGAGGCACTTGAAGCTGTTGAGGAAGATGTATCGGAAGAATTAGATGAAGAAGAAGTATCTGAAGAAGAAGCTGAGGAATACGAGGAACAAGAATACTTTACTGTAAAAATTAATGGTGAAGAAAAAGATGTTACCCTTGATGAACTAGCTGCAGGATATTCAAGACAATCTGATTATACAAAAAAGACAACTGAGGTAGCTAATCAAAGAAAAGAAGTTGAACAGTTACAAGCAGAACTTTTACAGGAGCGTCAAGCTCTGCAACAAGGATTACAACAGTTAAACCAACAGTTGACATCACAAACATCAAACGAGCCTACAAAAGAATATTGGGATCAGCTTTATCAAGATGACCCATTAGAATATGTAAAGCAACGTGATGATTTTCGTGACAAAAAAGAACAATTAGCACAAGTTAATGCTGCACAGCAGCAATTAGCCCAGCAACAAGCTCAAGAACAACAAGTACAGTTTCAAAAACACTTGGCTCAAGAGCAAGAAAAGTTATTAAAAGCAATTCCTGAATGGAAAGATGCAAAAAAAGCTGAAGCTGAAAAAGCTAATATGGTAACATGGGCAAAAAGAGCAGGATTTACTGATCAAGAGTTAAATCAGGCTTCAGACCATAGAGCTATTGTTACAATGCGAAAAGCGTACTTATTTGACCAACTTCAAAACGAGAAACCTCTTGTTAAGAAAAAAGTTAAAAAAGCACCAAAGATGACAAAATCTGGTAAAAAACTTGTTAGTAAAAACTCCTTGAACAAAAGTAAGGTTGATAAAGCCTTTAAAAAACTAAAATCAACAGGTAGCATGGATTCGGCTGTTGATTATCTTTTACAAAAATCCACATAGCCTAAAAGGAGTTAATTATGGCAGTATATAAAACCGCAAACGCCATTGGTGAAAGAGAAGATTTGTCAGATGTAATTACTCGTATTGACCCAGCAGAAACACCTATTTTTTCTAATGGTAAAAAAGTAACAACATCAGGCGTATTTTACGAATGGCAAGTTCAAGAACTTACAGCAGCAGCTGATGATAACTATGTTGCAGAAGGAGCAGACTATTCTTATGTCAATCCAACTGTAACTACCAGACTTGGTAATTATCATCAAATCTCAGTACAAGCAGCATCAGTATCTGGTACACTAGATGTAGTAGATAAAGCTGGTAGAGATAAAGAAACAGCTTATGTTAAGGTTCTAAAAGGACTAGAACAACGTAGAGACATTGAAAAAGCATTATGTAAAAATGAGGCTCGTTCAGCATCAGACCCAAGAAAAGCAGGTAAAATTAGTTCTTATATAACTAATGTAAACCTTGTATCACCATCTACAACACCAACAGGTGATGGTAGTGATGTTTCTGACAAAGCTGGTACTAACGCTGCACTTACTTTAGCTAAAATAGATGCTGCAATGAAACTTGCGTATGATGATGGTGGACAACCTGATATGTTAGTTGTTTCCCCTGCTAATAAAGTTGCGTTTAGTGACTTATCAAGTGGTTCAGTTGCAACTGCACAATTACAATATACAGCACCAAGAGATATTGCTATTATTGGAAGTGTGTCAATGTATCTAACTGACTTTGGTGAGTTAAATGTCACAATAGACAGACAAATGCTAAATGATACAATATTCTTATTGGATAGTGACCATTATTCAGTTGGTTCATTACCTAATAGATTATTCTCTGTATCAGATGTAGCACCTACTGGTGACGCTACTAAGTTTGCTATTGTTTCAGAATGGACATTTATTCCAACTGCACCAAAAGCACACGCTATGGTTACAGACCTAAGCACATCTTAGTCTAACTAAAGAGGGCTGTCTTTGAGGGCAGCCCTCAAAAACAAGAGTAGATAATGACAAAAAAAATTATTGGATATGACCCATACCAAAAGAAAACAACATATTTTCATGGTGGCAATAATGGTCAACATCATGTTTCAGTAGAACAAGAAACAAAACATATTATACAAAAAGCAAAAAATTTAGATATTGATTACAAGCCATACGATTTAGTAGGCACACAAAAACACATGAGGCAAATTGCAGAAATACCTGCAAACTTATATTTTGAATTAAAACAAAAACTTGGAGAACCAAAACATAACAAAAGGGCATGGGCTAGATGGCTTAATGACCCTGATAATAAATATTTTAGAACAGGTGGTGGTAACGTATAATGGCAATTACAACTTATTCAGAACTTAAAACAGCTATTGCTGATTTTTTAGCAAGAGATGATTTAACAAATGAAATAGATACTTTTATTGATTTAGCTGAAAGCCGTATATCTCGTGAATTAGAAACAAGATCGCAAGATACACGAACAACATTAACAACCACAGCAGACAATGCTTATGTATCTTTGCCAAGCGATATGCGTACTATTCGTAATGTAAAAATTATGAATAATCCAAGAGTTACATTAAGGTTTTTATCACCCTTACAAGTAAAAAAAGAATATGCAACTGCAGCTACTGGTTGTCCTAAAGTTTATAGCGTTATTGGTGATAATTTATTCTTAGCACCAATACCTGACTCTACATACAATATAGAACTAACCTATAAAGGCTCTGTAAGCTCTCTAAGCGACAGTAACACCTCTAACACTATATTGACACGCTATCCTGATTTATACCTCTATACGAGCTTATTTCACGCTTACACGTTTTTGTTAGATGAACAAAGGGCAACACAGTACGAAGCATTAATACAAACAATGTTACAACAAATTAGAGTAGATGATGAAAAAGGTAGTTATGGTGTTGGTTTAGAGATGCGAAGCGTATATGGAGAATAAATAATGGCAATGAATACACCTTTTGGCGAATGGTTGCCTGACCAGCCTGATAACACGAGCGGAGTAACAACTGCAAAAAATGTTATTCCTGCTGCACGAGGTTATCGTGGTTTACAAGATTTATCACAATATAGTAATGCTGCTGACAATAGATTAAGAGGTATCTTTGCTGCTAAAGACGACAGCGGTGATCCTAAGATATTTGCAGGTGATGTTACAAAACTTTATGAGTTTACTAAATCAAACTCTAATTTAACAAATATATCAAAAGCAGGTAATTATACATCATTAGGTGATGAAGATATATGGAAGTTTATAGACTTTAGTGGTTTTGTTATAGGTGCATCAGGACATAACAATATATTGCAAGTATATGACAATGGTACAAGTTCTGCTTTTGCTGACATATCTGGTAGCCCTGCTGCTAAACATATAGCAGTTGTTGGTGATTTTGTATTTACTGGTAATGTAAAATATGGTGGTGCAGCTTATCCTAATCGTGTTTATTTTTCTGCTTTAGCATCACATACTGGTTGGACAATAGGCACAGACCAATCTGATATACAAGATATATTTGATATGGGCGATATAACAGGTATCGTTGGTGGCGAATATGCAACTATACTTTGCGAAAAAGGTATTGTGCGCGGTTCGTATGTTGGTACACCTCTTATATTTCAGTTTGATAAAGTGCAAACAGGGTTTGGTTGTAACTATCCTAACTCAGTAGCAAATGTTGGCGAAACTGTATTTTATTTATCAGATGATGGTTTTTATCAGTTTGACGGACAAAGAAGTACACCTATAGGTGCAGAAAAAGTAAATCGTTTTTTCTTTGATGATTTTACCATAAGAAACAAGGGCAGAATATCTACTGCTGTTGACCCTACAGAACAAATAGTTGTGTGGTCATATACATCAGGTAGTTCTAATGATGATAACCCTGACAGATTATTAATATATAATTATGCGTTACGAAGATGGTCGTATGCAGAGTTAGATTGTGAGCTTATATCACCATTTATGACTATTAATTATACATTAGAAGAATTAGACGCTATTAGCACATCACTTGATGGCTTACCTGCATCACTTGACTCATCAATATATATAGGTGGTCAATTTATATTTGGTGGTGCTAAAGATAAAAAGTTACACACTTTTAGTGGTATAAATAAACAAGCACTAATAGAAACTGCTGATTTAGATACATCTAATGGTCGAGCAAGTGTAATAACAAATGTTATACCTTATGTAGAAATAGTAGGTGGCACAACACCTAGCATTACCGCACAAGTATCATCACGATTTAGACAGGTTGATGAAGATAGTTTTGGTACAGCAAGTTCATTAAATTCTGATGGATATTGCAATGTTAGATCGAAACAAGGTAGGTATCATAAAATAAGATTAAATGTATCAGGCACTTGGAAGTATATACAAGGTGTTGAAATAGAGGCAAAAACAACAGGTAAAAGATAATGGCTGACAACCAGTATAAACGATTAGCTCATCAAGGTGGCAACCCTAGACAAGTTGCTGAAGTTGTTAATCGTATATTAGACGGAGGAATAAACTCTACTGGTAGTGTTACACTGCAAACCTCATCTACTACAACAACAGTAAATGATGTTCGTGCAGGAGAAAATAGCGTTATAACTTTTATGCCTAAGTCTGCAAATGCAGCCGCAGAACTTACAGCATTATTTATATCAGCTAGAACAAACGGCTCTTTTACGATTACGCATAATAGTAGTGGAACATCAAGACAATATGAATACATTATCATTGGATAAAAAATCGTGGCTAAAGTCACGCAAGTATATTTTAGAAGCGTTAAAAAGAGGTATTGATTCTCATAGTGAAAAAGATGTATTCTATGCAATAGCACGAGGAGATGCTCAATTATGGACAGGTCAAAAAAGTGCTTGTGTTACGGAGATAGTAACATACCCTAACTTTAAATCTATACGATTTTGGTTAGCAGGTGGGGATTTAGAAGAATTAAAAGAAATGGAACAACCTATTTGTGAATGGGCTAAATCTATTGGTTGTAAAAATGCACAAATAATTGGTCGCAAAGGGTGGTCAAGAATAAAAGATAAAGACAGAGCTTATGAAGAAGTAGGCACAATATCAATGAGGAGTATATAATGAGTATAGGACAGGACGAAGTAGTACCACAAACTACAACTATAAATCCCCCTGCTTATGCAGCACCATTTTTAGCGTATGGTGCAAATGAAGCACAGAGATTATACAACACTGGTGGTGGTTTTAATTATTTTCCAGAAAATACAGTAGCAGGTTTTAGTCCAGAACAACAAATGGCTATGAACTTGCAAACAAATAGAGCATTATCTGGTAGTCCATTAACAAGAGAGGCACAAAACCTTTCATTAAATACATTGCGTGGTGATTTTTTATCAGGCAATAATCCTTTTTTTAGACAAGCTGTATTAGACCCAATTACGCAAAACGTACAAAGTACATTTAGTCGTGCTGGTCGTCTTGGTTCTGGTGCTAATCAAGATGTATTAGCTCGTTCACTTGCTACACCACTTATGCAAAATTTTGAAAATGAAAGACGAAGGCAAAACGCTATGATTAGTGCAGCTCCATCATTAGCAAGAGCTGATTTACAAGATTATGCAGATTTAGCTAGAGTAGGTGCAATGCGTCAAGACCAAGCACAAAGACAAATTGCAGCAAACATGGATAGATTTAACTTCTTACAATCTGCACCAGCAAGAAACCTAAATCAATTCTTAGGTCAAGTTGGAACAGCAGCAGGTGGTTATAAATCACAAACTTCACCATTTGTAAGAAATCCATTAAATCAAACTTTAGGTACTATTGGTAATGTAATTGGAATTGGTACAGGAATAAAGGGGTTATTTTAATGGCTATAATTCAATATAAAGGTAATTTTTACGATACAAATAACCCTCAACAAAACGCTGAATTGTTACGATTACAAAGAGCAGAAAATATAAAAAAAGCTCAAAGTGCATTATCTCCTAACGTAACAATAAGTCCACAAAAAAGAATGGAAGCTGCAAATTTATTAGCACAAAACCAAGCTATGAAAAATGCAAATGCAGGTGTTATGACAGCTGCACCAACTGTTGAAAATATTATGATGAATAAACAACCTGTTGTAGATACAACAACACTAGGACTTTTAAATTTACCACCAGCTCCTTCTGCTAACTTACAACTAAATCAACAAACTCAAAGTTTACTAAATAATCAAGTAAATTCATCACCTACCCAACCTGCCCAACCTCAACCTAAAAGAACATTAGGTCAAAGAGCAAGTGGTTTATTTGATAGGGTTTCTGATGCTTACATGAGTGCAGCACCTATATTTGCAGTAGCACAAGAGTTTCAAAAAGCTGGTGCGTTAAGACCTATAGGTTCGCCAATGCAAGGCGACCCTTATGGTAAAATGATGGAAGTTCAACAAACTAGACAACAATCTGAAAATTTAGCTAATCTTAGGCAAGACCCTCAATACGCACAATTTGCAAACCTACCAACTGAGCAATTTTTACAAGCTGTTGAACAACAAAATAAATTTGTAATAGAAAATCAATTAGCTGCACCAAATACATACGCTAATATTGATACAAATGTTTCAAGTGAAAATTTAATGGAACAATTAAATGAAACTAAAAAACCTATAGTTTTAAGCGATTATGAATTAAGGTCACATGGTAACGCAGAAATGGCACATGGTATTGAAAATACAGCAGCTTTAATAGCAGGTAGTATAAGTGTACCATTTACATCAAGAAATTTAGCAAAAAGAACTGAGGAAGCAAGAGCAGCTACTGTAGATTATTTTAATGAAGTTAGAGGTATATTAGTTGATAATGTTGGTGGTCGTGTAACAGTTTTTGATAAAAAAGCAGTTAATAATCAGTTGCCTGCTGAATTTAATGCAGATGGTTCAATATCAAGTTATTCATCAGAAGGTGAAGCATTAGCAAAATATCAAGGTTTAAGAGGTGCATTAACTGGACAATTAAAAGATGCAATAGCATTAACGCAAGACCCTAACACAAGAGATGATAAAACAGTAATGCGTAAAGCAAATTCTAAAATAGACAAATTAAGAAGGGCAATAAGAATGACTGATGTTAGAATTGATAGTTTAAATCAAGAAAGACGAGGTGAAGATGCGTTTTTTGGTGAAAGAGAGGATTTATTTGAAAACCCAATAGACACTTCTGGTTATAGTGGAATGACAGAAGAACAAGCAGAAGAAATATTTTTTAGTGATTTAGATGTAACATTTGAGTAAAAATATGTCAGAAAAACAAATTAGAGAAGAACTTAATCAATTTAAAATGGCTGCTAATTTAATGGCTGATAAAGGTCGTGTTACAAAATTAGAAGCAAATACAAAAATTTTAGAAAAAGCTAAATCATTAGGTGTTGTTCCTCAAGATTATTTTCCTAAAAAAATATCGCCATTTGTTGAGTACCCAGTTGAAATAGCTGCAAGTGTTGCTGGAAGTTTTACACCAGCACCATTAGTTTCATCAACACTAGCTTATGGAGCAGCAGATTATTTATTAGAACAAGCTGGTGATTTAATAAACCCTGATTTACCATCAAAATCAAATGTAGATCAATTAACAGATTCTGCATTTAATACAGCAATTATGGGTGGCGTTAATTTAGCAACAAAAGGAGCTGGTAGCGTTATTAGTACAGCATATAAAGCATTTAAAGAGCCTACAAAAGCAGGTATAGAAGCTGCAAAAAAAGGTGCAGAAAAAGTTGTTACAACATCAAAAACAGAATTAGAAAAAGCTGGTTTAGATTCTACATTAGCTAGTCGTTTAGCAGGTTCTTTAAAGCCTGATGAACAAAGTGCTACAATATTTGTGCAAAAAGGTTTAAAAGACACCATTGCTAAACAAGCAAAAAAAGAAGGTTTATCCTTAAAAGAATATTATAAAAAATATAATCTTAAACCAGAGGGTTTTCAGCTTCCTATAGGTATGACAGGTGGTGGATTTATTGCTGGTGCTTTTAACGCACTTGGTCGTATGCCATTAATAGGTAAACCTATTCAAGCACAAATTGAAGCAATACGAAAATCAATGTTGCATTATACAGAAACAGCATTTAGTCCTGCTAAAAAAATGACTGAATTAGAAGCTAGTGAAATGATAGCTAGAGTTGGTGCAAGAAAATTTAAAAATATGAGTGCAAAGGCTAGAAGATTATATAAACAATCTGAAACAGGCTTTGCAACCCTTTTTAAAAATAATGCAATTAGCACAGCAGAGTTATCTAAAGCAATACAATCAATATTAAAAAAAGAAAATTTAAAAGGTGCAAATATAGATAAAGGTTTTATTAAATATTTATCTAATGATGTTTTGCCTCAATTAAAATCAAAAAAAATTGATTATAAAACACTTGAAAACATAAATTTTGGATTAAAAGATTTTTATAAATCAGCTTATAAAGGAACTGTTGGTCAAAGTGGTGCAAAAACCGCAACAGAGAAACTATCACAATCTTTAATACAATCTATTGAAAAAGGAATTTTAACAAAAAAATATGGTCGTGATGTTTTAAAATTAACAGGTAAAGACGCTAGAAATTGGAATAAAGCAGTTGCAAGAAGACAAAAAGCACATGAAAATTGGGCAAAAATGATGGGTATGGCACAAGGTATTATGCCTAAATTAGTTGCTGAAAAAATAGGAGCTAAAGGTTTAAGAGTAACAGGCAGTCCATCAAAAGATTTTTCAACTAAAGGTATTTTAGATGAAACAGGAAAGTTAGAAGGATTATTTACTGCGGCATTTAAAGATAGTAGTCCTGCTAAATTAAAACAATTAAAAGAATTATTAAAATCACCAAGAACAACAAAAAAAACAGCAACTGGCAAACAAGATGTAAATTGGCGTTTTAATTTATTAGCGGCAAATCATTTTGATACAATTATGATGAAAGAACTTGTTGAAGATGTAGCAGGTCAAAGAGTTTTAAAAGCAAATTTTAAACCACAAGCATTAAAAGAAATGCTTGGTTTAAATAATAAAGGCAGTAATAAATATAAATTTACAAAAATGTTGTTAGAGGGATTTCCTAATGTAACACCAAAAAAACTAGAAGGTTTTTTAAATGCTTTAGAAGTAATGCCAAACGCAGCTATGTCTATTTCAACATTTGTGCAAAGGTCAACTATGTTAAGAGCAGCAGGTTCTTTAACACCAATGTCATTATTAGGAATGACAGGAGCTGGAGCATTTGCTGGTGGTGGTATAGCAACAATAGCTTTAGGAATGGGTGGAATGTATGCAATTAGTAAATTTTTATCTTTACCAGCAACAAAAAAATTAGCTGATTTAGCTGCTAAAAGTGGTAAAAGTGGAAAAGTATATCAAAAATTATTAGGTCAAAGAATGGCAAAATATTTTGAAGATTTAAATAAAAAATTTGGCACTTTACCATCTGGTAAAGAATTACCTACTGTTGTAAGACCAGCAGTAACAGTTCCAATAACTGAACAAATTACGGATAATTAGGAGTAAAACATGGCAAAAACGAAAATATCACAGTTTGATGCAAACGCAGCAAATAATACTGACTTAAATAGTATTAGTATTGCTGAAGGTACAGCACCATCTAATATTAATAATGCTATTCGTGAACTCATGTCACAACTTGCTGATCTTAATTTAGGTAATGAAGTATTATCTACTCTTAAAATAGACAATTTACACCTAGATGGTAACACTATTGTTACTTTAGATACTAATGGTGACCTAAATCTTACTCCTAACGGCACAGGTTCTGTTACAATAGCTAAAGTAGATATAAATGGTGGTGCAATAGACGGAACATCTATTGGTGGCTCTAGTGCAAGTACAGGAGCATTTACAACCTTATCAGCTTCTAGCACTGCTAACTTAGGTTCTACTGTAACAATATCAGGTGGTAATATAGATGGCGTTATAGGTGCAAATACTCCTGCAGCTATTACAGGCACAGTTATTACAGCTAATACAAACTTTGCTGGAGATATTACAGGTAATGTAACTGGAAATGTCACAGGCAACCTAACAGGTAATGTAACAGGTAATGTAACAGGTAATGTTACAGGTGATGTTACAGGAAATATTACAGCGTCAAGTGGTACATCAACATTTAACAATGTAACCATAAATGGCACACTTGATATGGATAGTACAACCTCACAAACAATCACAGGACTTGCCACGCCCTCTGGCTCTACAGATGCAGCAACAAAAGGCTATGTTGACACTGAAGTATCAGCATTAGTTGACAGCGCACCATCAACATTAAATACATTAAATGAATTAGCTGCAGCATTAGGTGATGATGCTAGTTTTTCAACAACTGTAACAAATTCAATAGCTGCTAAATTACCACTTGCAGGTGGTACTATGACAGGTGATATAAACCTTGACTCAAATAGTTTAACAAACTTAGCTGCTCCATCAGGTGCAAATGACGCTGCAAGAAAAGCCTATGTAGATACTGCTGACGCACTAAAACTTAATTTAAGTGGTGGTACATTGTCTGGCAACATTGCTATGGGTGATAACAAGATTACAGGTCTTGCCGCACCTACAGCAGATGGTGACGCTGCTAGAAAAAAATATGTAGATGACATAGCTGGTTCAGGTACAGCTGCCGCAACATCAGCTTCACAAGCTGCTACATCAGCTACAAACGCTGCAAATTCAGCAACAACTGCTACAACCCAAGCTAGTAACGCAGCTTCTAGTGCTGCGTCTGCTGCTGCATCATTAGATAGTTTTGATGACAGATATTTAGGTGCAAAATCTTCAGCACCTACTGTTGATAATGATGGTGATGCTTTGGTAACAGGTGCTTTATATTTTAATACAACATCAAACCAATTATTTGTAAGAAATTCATCAAGTGCATGGGTACAAGCTGCTTTTACAGCTAGTGGCTTTTTGTCAAATCTTTCAGAAGATACAAGCCCACAATTAGGTGGCGATTTAGATATTAATGGTCAAAACATTGTATCTACATCTAATGCTGATATTGATATTTTACCTAATGGTAGTGGTAAAATTAATCTTGATGGTAATGGTTCATCAGGTGGTGTTACTGTATCAGATGGATTAATTGATATAAGAACAGGCACAGGTGCAGTATCTAAAATTAATTTTTATTGTGAAAGCTCTAATGCACACGCACAAACAATACAAGCACAACCACATTCGGCAGGTGTAACAAATGCACTTACTTTACCTGCTGGTGGTGACCAAGAAATTGTTGGTACAACTGCAACACAAACTTTAACAAACAAAACTATTGATGCAAGTCAACTTTCTGGCACTGTTGCTGATGCTCGTTTAAATTTTTCTTTTGGAACATCTGCAAATAATGCTGTCCAATTAGATGGTTCTGCAAAACTACCTGCAGTTGATGGTTCTCAATTAACTAATGTAGTAGCAGGCGGTGTTGTAAATATGGTTGCAGATGGTGATATAGCTATTAGAAAACCAGTTGTACTTACTGCTGCAGGTAAAGCAAAAGAAGTTGCTGAAACTACAACAGTAGCCTCTAATCCATCTACAAAACTAGCAGACTTAGACGGCTCAGATACTAGCGGTTCTACTGTTATTACAGAATACGAACCTACTTCTGGAAAATATGTTATGTTATATAGAGATACTTCTAATAGTAGTTATCCTACTATAGTAGCAGGAACATGGAATGAGGGAACTGTAACATGGGGTACTCCAGAAGTTTTAAATTCTGCTGCAACAACAGGAGATGGATTGGCTCTTGCTGCAGGTAATGGTCGTATTCACGCTACATACCAAGCAGGTTCTGCAGGAAGCGGTAATATACAATTAAGAACTGCTACAATAGGTTCTGATAATACATTTAGCGGTTTTAGCACAGCAGTAGATACTTTTGGTGAAGACCAATCAGGAACATATAGTGGTGCAGTAAAACTAGCTTTTGATACAAGCACTAATTATCTAATAGCAACATATACAGATGCTACAGACGGAAGTGGTAATTTTTATGCTATACCAATACATATTAGTGGCACAACATATACTACAGGTAGTGCTTCTACAATACACTCAGGTCAACAAGTAGGATATAGAGTAGGTTTAGTTTTTGATCCAGATACTAATAGAACAATTTTAGCATATAAAGATAATTCTAATAGTGGATATACCACTGTTAATGTTATACAATCTTCAGGAACTTCAGGTTCTCCTACTTTAACAGTCGGTTCTGACGTTGTTGTAGATAGTGGAGATGCAGGTGGTACTACATCTTTAACTTATGATACTACAAATAATAAAGTATTTTTAGCTTATGAAAATTCAACAGATACAGAATTAAAAGGGGCTATAGGTACTGTAAATTCAGGAACTAACTCTATATCTTTTACAACTCCTGCTAGTATTAAAAATACAAGTGCTGATTATGAATATTTCGATATGGTTTATTTTGAAGATCAAAATAAAATATATTTTGTTTATCGAGATAATGATGATGGAAATGATTTAACTTATGTTGTTATTACCCCAAGTGCTTCTTCATTTAGTGTAGGAAGTGCTGTAGAGGTATCTGCTAATTATCATATCGTGAGGTCAGGCAGTGCTTCTGCTGGTGTAGGTAAAGGTGCTTTATTTGGTTTATATGATACAGGAGATAGCAATAAAGTTGTTTACCTTAGTTTCTATCATGCTTCAACTACAACATCAAATTTAGACAACGGAAACTATTTAGGCATAGCTGCTGAAGCAATATCTGATACTGCTACAGGTAAAATAAATGTTATTGGTGGTACAAGCACAGGACATTCTTCTCTTAATATTGGTGACCATTACTTTACAAATGGTGCAGGTGCTATTGGATTAACAGGCAGTTCTACAGGAGAACAATATCTTGGTAGAGCTATTTCAGCTACAGAAATACAATTATTGGAAAACGAAGGTTATCTATATGGTACAGCAGAAGGTGCAGTAACCGCAGGCAAACCTGTATTTGTTGAAGCAGATGGTGATTTTTTAATGCCAACATCAAGTACAGCAACATATACTCATTCTAAAGGTTCTGCTACTGAAATATTAGACGGAGATTCTGCTGATAGAATATCTGTTACCTATGATGCAAACGTAGATAGATTTGTTGTAGCTTACTTAGACAATAATGTGCCGCAAGTAAAAGTAGTAAGTGTTGGTTCTGATAATGCTGTTGCAGTTACAGCGACTCAAACAATAAGTGCTACAAGTGATGATTGTAAACAGGTAGTAGTTGAATATGACGTAACAAACGCAAAAGTTTTATATGTTTATGCTTCAGACCCAAATAACAATGATTTAAGATGTAGAGTTTTAACAATAGGAGCAAGTTCTGTTACAGTAGGAAGTGAAGTAATTATTGATGATAGCAATAATACAGGAACAAATATTAATGTATGTTATGATACTACAAATAGTAAGTTTGTTGTATATACTCGTGACCAGTCTAATAGTAGTTATCCAACAGCTTATGTAGGCTCTATATCAGGAACAACACCTAGTTTTGGTGCAGCACAAGTTGTTCAATCAGAGGGTGCTAGTGATGTCATTGATGTATCTTTTGGTAATGATAAATTTTTATTTACATATAAAGATAGTAGCACAAATGATGGGCAAGCTATTGGTGCAACTCTTTCAGACACTACATTAACTTTTGGAAGTAAAGTTGAATTTGAAGATGATACCATATACCACGGTTATCAACAAGATTCTTTATGTTATGTAGAGCCTGCAGATATATTTGTTCAAGCCTATAGGACAAGTCCATTAATATTAAGGGGAATTAAAGTTGCTTCTGATAGAACAGTAACAATAGGTTATGAAACAGGAGAGAGTAGTTCTGCTAATAATAATACAATTAGTGGTTCTAATAATCCTGCAATACCAAAAAAAGTAGATATGTTAACTGTACCTTTACTTTACAGAGATGGTAGCAATCATATTAAATATAATGAATTTACTTTAGAAGAAGCATCTGGAGAAGTTGTTGGATATAAAATTACTAAAGGTTCAGATGTTGCCCTTAATAGTGTTGCAAATAATTTCTTTACATCTATAGCTCAAGCAGGTGCAACTCAAAATTACAGAATGTTAGCTGCCTATGAAGATAATGCTAATGACATTGAAACTTATGGAATACACCCTGCAGGTTCAAGAACAACAACAACATTTCCAACAAGCGGAAAAGGTTTTATAGGAATTGCTACTAAAACAGTTGCAGACAACGCACAAGTAGAAGTAGCAACAATGGGGCAAATAGATGCTCAACAAAGTGGGCTGACAGCAGGTGAAACATATTTTGCTCAAAGTGATGGTTCACTTAGCACAAGTGCAGATACTTTAGGCTCAGTAACAGTAGGTAAAGCATTATCTGCAACAAAAATACTAATTCAATAAGGAGTAAACAATGCAAACAATAGTAAGAAAAGGAACTAATATTAGTCTTTATTATTTAACAGATAGTAAAACTGTAGATATTACTTCCACAGAAACTACAATTAGTGAAGGTGGCACGCCAGAACTTATTATATCAGATTGTAATACAAGTAATGCAATACTGCATACTGGAGTAGATTCTAAATCAGATTATTGGGGTTGGAAATACAAACATGATGGTTCTTCATGGTCAGCTAATACAGATTTTAAAGGTATGAATAATCTTACATCTGATATTAATGACTCTGTAACAACTATTCCTGTTGTTAGTTCAAATCCATTTACAGCGTCTGGCACTGTGCAAATAGGTGATGAAAAAATTACTTACACTGGAGTAGACGGAACAAATCTTACAGGTTGCACTAGAGGGGCTGCATCTACAAGTGCTGCAAGTCATACCTCTAATGTTTCTGTAACGCAAATATAATAAGGAACAAACATGCCTAAACCAACAACCGCAACTGTAAACCAAAAAATTGATGACCATGTTGACGCTTGTTCTGATAGGTATGAAGCAATAGATAGACGATTATATAGAATAGAAGCAATAATGATTGGTGCAAGTGCATCAACAATAGGCTTATTATTAAAAATAGCGTTTATTTAAAATGTCAACAAGGGTGGGTTTGCAAGGAGAACTATTAGCAAGTTCTGTTTTGCAAGGCTATGGCATAAATAATGATATTGTTTCTAAAGTTGGTTACGATCTACTTGCATGGCTGCAAACAAAACCAATAAGAATACAAGTAAAAGCAACACAAAGACCTCATTTTGACAAAGGCAAAAGTGTTGCACGATATAATTTTCAAACAAATTTTGGTGGACAAAAAACACCAATATCTAAAGTACAATGTGATGTATTAGCATTAGTGGCATTAGATAAACGTTTAATTTACTTTATGTTACCAGATAACTTAAAATCTACAAAAAAAATATATGAAGAACAAATGACACTTGATAACGAAAGAGTGACATTTGCAGAGGTTTTTGATACTTTAAGAAAAGTTGGTACTTGTTTATAGGATTTAACATGGCACAAAAAAATATAAGAAGGACAACAGGCAAAGGCGGTAATTATAGACCAACTAAATCTGGTGCTGGTATGACACGAAAAGGTATTCGTGCTTATCGCAGAGCAAATCCAAAATCAAAATTAAAGGGTGCTGTAACAGGAAAAGTAAAAAAGGGTAGCAAAGCAGCTAAAAGAAGAAAATCTTATTGTGCAAGGTCTTTAGGGCAGTTAAAACGCAGTTCTGCAAAGACTAGAAACAACCCTAACTCTCGTATTCGTCAAGCAAGGCGTAGATGGAAATGTTAAGGAGGTAAACATGAAAAAATCAAAACCATTAAAACCACTTACACAAAGACAAAAAGACACTTTAAAAAGACATAGTAAACATCATACAAGTAAACACATGACACTTATGCGTAGTTTAATGCGTAGAGGTCATACTTTTACAAAAGCACATAAAGAAGCTATGAAAAAAGTTGGCAAATAAGGAGGACTAAATGTCATTATATAGAAACATAAATAGAAGAAAAAAAGCTGGAACAAGTCGTTCTAAGAAAAAATCAACTATATCTGCAAAGGCTTATGCAAATATGAAGGCTGGTTTTCCAAACAGCAAAAAAAATAAAGCCAAAAGAAAACGTAAATCTAAAAAATAAAGGAGAAAGATATGTCACCAATGGGAAAAGGAACTTATGGTTCTAAAAAAGGCAGACCATCAAAAAAGAAAACAAAAAAGATGGGTACTAAAAAGAAAAAAAGAACTAGAATGAGCTATTAATGATTAGTTTACTTGGCAGCCTCTTAGGCTTTGGAACTTCTTTCTTGCCAAGCGTTTTAGGTTTTTTTGAAAAAAAAGCTAAATTTAAACAAGACCTACTTATGCTTGAGGCAAAAGCAAAATATGCCGAACAAATGTCTAAGTATAAAATACAAGAGCTAGACGCAGAAGCCGACATAGCCGAAGCAAAAGCTATTTATGCTCATGCCGAGCAACTTTCTAAAAATAATTCCTCTAAATTTATAGGTGCATTACAGGCATCAGTACGCCCAGTTATAACGTATTTGTTGTTCTCTGTATTTGCTTTTGTTAAAGTTACACAAGTTTATATAGCAATACAGCAAGGTGATGACCCATTAGAAGGTGTAGTAGCTGCATGGGACATTGAAACGCAAAGTATGTTTTCTGCGATTATAGCATTTTGGTTTGGTAATCGTATGTTAAAAAGAAATGGATCATAAGGTATTTTGCAAACTAATAGTAAAAACTGGAACATCAAAAACAGAACTTATGCAAAATTGTGGCGTTTCTAAAATAGCTATAAATGGCATGATAAAAGGTACAGTTCCTGTATCAAACAGTGTTGAACATTATCTTGTAAAAAAAACAAACACATGATAAAATTTCTTTTAAAAATAAAGGGATAAAGAATGAATATATTTACAAAATTATCATTAGGTAGTTTAAATGTTGTTATAGCAATTTTAATTTCAACATTTATATTAATTGGTTGTAGTTCTTCAAGAATATTTTTAAATGCAGATGTTCCAAAAGGTCAAGATATAGAGATTACAATTACTACTGAAAAATCAAAAACTAATTAATAATGACAACACCACAGGTTTGTCACTTAAAGCAGTGTTTGACTGATGATGAAATAGATAAAATTTTTGAATTAACAAAAAAGTTACCTGAACAAGATGGTGGTCTTTCAGGTGGTGACAATAAATCTTACAGAAATGTTAGCGTAAAGGCTTTTGACGCAGATGACAAAGAACTTGAATTTGTAGCTAGTATTGTTAGTGAATTTGCTAGTACAGTTAATAATAAATATTGGGGTTTTGACATAAAAGGTTTTGCAGAACCTTTACAAATGTTAACTTATGGTATTAGCGGCAAATATGACTATCACATGGATATAAATTGGCAAAGTCTTAACACTATGTTACCTAATAGAAAAATTACAACTATTATACAATTAAGCGATACAAAAGATTATCAAGGTGGCGATTTAAGACTTGATGTTGATAATGAAGATGATTTTGTTATACCAAGAGATAAAGGCGATATAGTCTGTTTTCCCAGTTTTCTAATGCACAAAGTATGTCCTCTTACACTAGGCACTCGACACTCTATTGTGTCTTGGCTGTCAGGCGACTCTTGGAAATAATTACCCCTTACAATCCTCATAAACAGATTGATACTTACTAATTAATTCTGGTTCTCTTATTTGTATTTCTCGTATGCCATGAATAACACTTGTATGATCTTTGTCATACTTATTGCCAATCTCAACTAAACTTAATATTGAGTTTGTTTTTAATAAATTAAATATTAACCATCTAGCTATAGATAGTTCTTTTACCCTTCTGCGTGAAATTAAATCAATAGACGACACATTAAAATCATCACATATCTTTTCAATCGTTTTATCTAAACAATCTTTATTTTTTAATTTTATCATTTTCTTCAATAGCTCTATCTATATAAAATTTAGCCTTCTGTAAGTCTTGTTCAAAATTACCTTTTTTAGTGCATCTCCAAACATACTTACTGACATTACCAAGACAATAAGCAATAAAAACTTTTGCTCCAAGCATGGCTCGTATAGAGTCTAAAGCCTCTAACTTATCGCCTTGATAATGAGGTGGATTATTAATTAAATCATCTTCCATTTAAAAAGGTATATCATCATTTGGTTCAACATTTGACGAAGCAGCATCTTGCGTTTCATTTGTTCCGTGCATTTTAAGTTGATTAACTTTTACCTTTATAGTAGCGTTAGCATTACCATCTTTTTTAACATAAGCGTTAATACCAGATAATTCACCAAATATAGTAACTGGTTTACCTTTAGTTAAAAAACTAGATAGACTTTCACCTAACTTACCCCATAAAGCACAATCATTATAAACAACAGTGTCTTTATTAATATTAGAAGCAACTGTAAAATTTAATACAGATGTTTCTCCAACTTTTTTTAATTCTGGATCGTTGGCAAGATTACCAGTAGTGTTATATGAGTTCATAATATTCTCCTTTTGTTGTTAAACTCTTTCATTTAATTCAGTTCTTTTACTTGCATAAATTTTTCTTACATAATCTGCATGATTTGAATTATTTATCTTTGTTGCATTATTTTTTCCCCAAACCTCTAACTCATCTAAAGTTTTTATATTATCAATAGCAAATCTGTAACCTTCTTTTTCCATTTCTTCTAAATGGTCATTTTCATCTGTTAATTTATTACTTTCATCTGTAAGAATTTCTAAATTAGATTTTTTTTCTATTGTTTCATGTGAAACATTGTCAGGCGGCAAATCTTCACCTTTATATATAAACAATCCATACCCAAACATACCCAAACATTTAACAAGACCTCGTTGAAAAGCAGTATTAATTTGAAAAGCATTAGGTTGTGCAACAGGTTTGTTTTTGTAATCTAAAATAGGAAACTCCTCTGTAAGAGTTCTACCTTCTATCGTAATAGAAACTGATACAAAACCATCTATATCACTTAATTTTTTATTATAAGTAATATCTGGATAAACTTTACTTACATCATGCCAAGCAGTAGCCCATGATATATAATTAAACTGACCTTTTTTTTCTATATCTTTTTTATTAATATTAATCGTACTTAGTGTTTCAAACACTGTGTTTTTATTCATCTTTATCTCCATCTTTTATTTTTGTCATAGTTTTCATGTAGTTATCTTTTCCAATAGCTTTCCATTTACCGCCCCAAACTTCTTCCATTCTTTTTTCTCTTTCACGCCAATGTTTTTCCCAAGAAAATTCACCATATTTATCTAATAATTGTTGAACAACAACGTGAAATTTTTTATTCTTGTCCATCTGGTTTCCTGTACCAACTTTTAGTTTCTTGGCAATACCATGAGTTTTTAATTCTTTTTGGTCTGTGACTATATTTTTTACCTTTAGCGTTCTTTCTGCCATCTATTAATCTTTTTGCCAACTTTATCTCCATTAAATTATAATTTCTTTCCCATATTTTTGATTTAACATTAATTGTCATTACACTTCTTTTACTTCTGCTGTCATTGGCATGTGTGTAATTAAATGCTTTGCTTTCATTGGCGGCATATCCCAGTAATCTTCTTTTGCCATTTCTAATGCTTGTTCTGGTTTCCAAGCAGTAAATTTTCTCTGAATAGTAATAGTTTGTTTTATGGTAACATTATATTTTTTTGGTTTTACTACTTTAGCCATAATTCTTTTGCCTTATCCTCTAGTTCTTTACCTATATTCCAGTAAAAATCAGTTTCAAAATCAGGTATATCTAAAACATTTATAGGATTGTCTATCATTAGTAATGATTGTCTAATTTTTGCTTTTTTTATCATTGATCTAGAATATATCTCCATATTATCAAATGACATTTCTTGACAATTTTCAGGGTGAAAAACTTGAGCTTTGTTTTTGTTACCAACAATAATAATAGGATAATATTCTCTGTTCATAGCTTCCCAATATATAGTAATTTGTTCTAAATATGTTATGCGTGGTAAGACAGGAATAGAGGCAACGGAAAAGCCTCTACTCCCATCTTTTTTTACAGCACCCAGTCTTGGTTGAAGTGTTTTGTACTCTATTATTGTTTTTGGGTAATTAACTAACATATCGGCATATCCAATAATAGGTACAACCAATTCTTTTGGTTGCCATAAAATTTGTTGTTCAAAATTGCCTTCTAAAAATGTTTTATGTTTTGTTTCTTTATAATCATCTCCACGTCTTTCTTTTAATACATCAATAGTAGCGTCTAGCATATTTTGTGCTGTTTTCGGTGAGTGTTCCTTACAACCTTGTATTTTAAGCTCATCATTTTCATCTACAGGTATATGCTCGTCTATACGATTACCTATTTCATCAAAAATTAAATCTATTGTTTCTTGGTCATATTCAAATGTATTAGGATTTACATTTTGCAAAGATAGATCTAATGCGTCATGTATTGCATTTCCAGATGTGGCAGCGACACCAAACTCTATTTTTTTTCTTTCTTCGGCTGTAAGTTTAACATATTTAAACCACCATAAATTTAATGGTATGTTTAGCTGCGAGGCAGAAAAATGTTTTATATTATATTTTTCTAATTTGTTTTTAAGTTCCATTTTAAATTTCTATTATTTTTGTTTTTAATTGTTTTGGAAAAGGTACAAATATTTCATCTTCATTTCTGTCATTTATATATAAAAACAAATCATCAAATTTAATTTTTGATTCTAATATTATTGGTTTAATATTTTTAATTGTTTCCTTATCGTAACCTTGCACTTCTAAAATTAAAGGATTGTATTGTCTATTAGCAAAAAACTTTGCAACTTTTTTATTAATAGTCCAAGAATAACCTAAAGTTTTAATATGAGATAATTGTCCTCTATAAATTTTAAACCATTTTTTTTCGTATAATTCATTATATTTATTAAAATCATTATCTAATATTAAATTTTCAAAAGACTGTTTCACATGAAACAATTTATTATTAGTGCATATTTTCTCTATAGACTTACCTATATCATAAGAGCTATCCATATCAGTATATGACATTAAAAGTATTGATAATTCTTCTTGTACCTGAGTTTGTGTTTTTTCCATTTTTTTTCCATTTTGTTTGTTTTCCCCATTATACTCAATTATTCACATAGGTCAATTATATTCATTCATTAAGACATTCTGTATCTTCGTAAACAAATTCTGACTCATTAGTTCTTTTACGTCTAGTGCCGCAACTAATCGACAAATCAATAGACATAAAATTTACATTGTTATTGTTAATATAGTGAAAAGACATTATACAAATAATACTTACAACATTAAGTAATATGTTCTTCCACTCGTTTTTAATATTAATAAAAACAAGTCCTCCCTGTTAATAACAAGGACTATTTTTTTGATTTTGTTTAATAAAAAAAGCTAGATTTTACAGTTTTTTTATGGTTGCCCAACTATGTCAAAATTGTGTCAATTACCTAATAAAGGATTACGACTATCATCATTAGCTTTTTCTAACTTCGATACCTTTTCTTCAAGTATAGCTATCTTTGTTTCTAATGGTGAAACATCAACAGATGTTATTTCAACAGCTTCTAAATTATCTAAACGATTATTTATTGTTGCAACACTTGTTGCTACAGTATAAAAACCACCACCAATACTGGCGATAATACCTGCCGCCAAAATGTACTTTTGTAAATTATCCATTAAATTTTTCATGTTACCTCCCAAATAAACCTAAGTTTTGACTGCTCACCATTTTATTTAATGCTATAGATGAGGCTTCTGTCATTGATGTATGTGCATTTACATTATCACTTAAAACAATATTTGTATATATTTCATAGGGTTCATAAAAGGCTGCGTCTGGAATACTTATTGCAGAATAATTATCCCAACCTTGTTTGTAATTCATCAAAGCGATTAAACTAGATTGTCCTTGCACATCATACTCACCACTTTCATTTTGGTTTTCTTCTATTTCTTCTTGCAAACTTTCCATGTTACTTTGGATTACACTAGCAACAACTTGATCTGCCTCTGATGATGTCATAACCTCACTTGTAATAGATTGTATTTCATTGGTAATACTATCAGTTGTTACAGTCTGAACTTGTACGATAGCAACTCCCATTGCGTCATTACCAATAGGATTGACTTCAATGGTTTGGACAGACTGCAAAGCATTTTGTGTTTGTGTTTGCTCGGCAGCGATTTGATTACTTATGCCAGATTGCGAAAAATCACTAGAACCAGATACAG